TTAGTAGCCAATCGCCCAGCAAGAGTTTGAAGCCGCACCCGGATAAGTACTTGACACTGTCGCACCGGTACGATTTGCCGCCGAAATCGGCCCAATATTTGAGTATTTACTGTCGCCTGAGGAGTTTTCAGTCATGGCAAAATATGAGAACACTGCGTTGGGGAATGTGATCGGGAAATTCCATTGAGCACCAATCAAGGCCGCAGTGGTTGTTACGCGGCCCCATTGAATTATCAATCCACCCGGCAATTTTTGATAACCACTTGCGCCAAATGAGACCCCGAAGCTATTCATATCCGGTATCTGATTAGCACCCGTACCCACATCCCGCAACGCAGCCCCTTTTAAACCAAGGTTGGCAAGAGTGGCGGCAACCGCTGCCGGGCCAGCGGCGGCAATCTCAGCTAGGTTGCTCGATATTTTTAAGGTTGCATCACTTACTGCTTTAATAGCTTTTGGTGTTGCAGCTAATACTTCACTGTTGCTATTTGTGAGGCTGCTTAACTGTGTAATACCTGCAATAGTTGTTGATGCTTCGGGTAAATTAGCATTGGCATACGTCTTAACAGCCAGTTCCAGATTTGTTAGCAGCGTAGCTGTATCACCATCATCCAGTACATCATGCGCTGAACGGTTCGCAATAAATTGAGCCAGTACCGACGCCACGAATGCGGATTGACGCCATACTTTATTTAACTGCTCTGACTTTGCCACGCCAGAAGAGAAGCCACCAGAACGTGCGGCTAACGCCTCATAATCTGCCTGCGCCATTACATTCGATTCAGCGCCAAGTCCGAACGGGAGAATTTCATTAGCCATTTGTTGCCCTTAATGGTGAACCCCAGGATGCACTATCGAACCCTCGGGAATATTCGTTATCTAAATCGAAGCCGAACAATGCGCCAGCCTCAGTTGAAATGATGTAATTCGTGACGCCAACACCAGCCGGTTTGACGTCTAAATATCCCTGTGCGATAACCGCCCGCATCACCGATGAGATTTGCTCGCCAGCAATGTAAATAGTCATGGTCATGTCGAAGTTATCGACAGCGAAAATCTTGGTTCGCCCATCAGGGAAAATACTCTGGTAAATATCACCGAGGGTTTCCACTGTGCCATCCCAGTGATTGGCCTGGATCTTTGCCCGAAGTATCGTGCGGTAAGTCTCATCGTCCAATCGAGTAAAGCCTGTTAGCGAGTCATACGGCCCTTTCCAGCTCCCCAAATCAAAACCCAGGCCCTCGGTATCCATCGAAAAATAGACATCGGTTATTGGTGTCCTGATATTCCGTCCAATCCCAACCCACAGACCAAAAGCATCCTCCTGATTGCCTATTGAGCTATCGAGGTCAAAGTCGTTTGTAAGTTGATTTGTCGTCTGCTGGATGCCAAGAAATGGCGCAGTAATTAGAGATATATGGTCGTAAAACTTAGGCTTATTTTTGTGATAGGACGTAATGAGATTTTGATATTTAGTCTCACTCATTAAGTCACCACTAAGGTTATATTTTCAGGAACACAAGCTGCCGCGTTGTTGAATGCTATTGGTATATTTTCCTCCAATAGATCCAATGGAGAAATACCTATTTGCAAAAGGGTTATATCGTAGGTAAGGCGCTCAGCGCTGCCATTTAATTGAGCGGGTAAATAGAGACTGTTGATTCTTACGGGCTCACCAATCTCTATCGCATTAATGTATTCAGCGATAGCATTTTGAATCTGAGATCCAATTGATGAGGTATATCCCACCAGCGCTTTTATTTCCAAACGGGCATAAATCAACACAGTACCTTTTCGGAAGAAACTAATAGGGTGAACGATGCCATATTTATCTGTGATTGGTATTGTCGTTGTGCCGTACGTACCTGACCCCGGCCCTTTCTTCAAGGCGATGTTTTTTGCAATTTCTGTCGCATCGCCACCATCGACCACAATAGAGATAGAATGGCTGGGTATCCCATTGGAGTCCGTAATGTTGGTGTCGTTCTCATAACCTCGGTACCGCTCTACCCCACCAATGCCTGCAATCGACCCCAGAATGCCATCCAGTACCGTACGCGAAGGTAGTGCCACCGAGGATGTTTGTCGCGTACGTAATTCAGCATCCAGCTCAACAGGCTTACCCGGTGTGGCCCCTGACGGGTTAATGACGCTTAACCAGCCGCGCGTCGGCGTAGCTATCTCTTTTATAGTATTGGCCAAGGCAACCGTCGCACCCGGTACCGAGCAAATAGCTGTGGCCGTTGCGGTGCCATCAAGTCCAATAATCACACTCGCAGGCAGATCCCAGCGAACGCCATCCGCATCACGCGCGGAACCATTGATAATATCTAACCCCACATTACCGGCAATCAATAAATCGACCGTCGAATTCGTTTCTTTACTGCGCTTAATTCCGTTGATTTTCACATTACTGGAAAGGCCATTCCCTACCGCGGTTGCCGGAGAAAATGAGTTATAGACAGCAATAGCGCTATTGTTAGCATCGTGGATGGCCAGTGCATAGATACTGACCATTTGCCCATCTTTACTGTCAGCATCCAGATAACTGTCAGTGCCATAGATTTCTTGGAAATAACTGACCAGAGTGCTGCGTATAGTCTCAAAATCGGGCGCAGTTATCCCCGTAGCGCTGACAATTACATTCAGCCCTAACGTATTAAGGTTTAACATTTATGCCTCGCTAGTAACGGTGGTGGTGCCGTAGATGGTGTCTATTGTTGCGGTAAAAGTGACGCGACGATTATCGCCGCTGTAGCTGGCTTCAAACTCCAATATTGCGTTAACACCTTGCGTATCAAGAATGCGTTCGCGAATAGCCAGGATATAAACATCAGACCGTTGTTTGCCGAGTACCGATTGGATATAAGGCGTACCCTCAGTTAAATCCAAGAACCATTGGCCACGCCATAATTCAAAGCGGGTTTTCACCGCCTGAGCGACCGCCTCCGGAGAGTCGATAAGAAAAGTGTTATCACCCTGGCCGAATGTGTAATCGCCGTTCTCGTCCTCTCTGCGATAGCGCATATCAATTTACCTTGCCTGAGCTGCCGGTGCCTGGCTGCACGTCTTTATGGGTGTGAGTGTCGTCGATCGTCTTGCCGTTAGAGATAAGAGTACCGATGAATTCAATAGCACCGGTGATTTTCGCAGAGACACCCGCCGCCGCACTCCCCACCAGCCCGCCAAGGAACGTGAACAGGCCATTAACCAGAACCTCAGCTGAGAATTCGGCTTTCGGCGTCACAATATCGAGGCCACCAGGTGCCACGATTTTTATCTTTTGGGTTGTCGGATTAATTTCAAAGTAGGTCGAACCATCATCACTACGGAACTGTGCGGCACTGGTGCTGATGCCGCTGATTTTCTTTGCTTGCGACTGGGGGCCAATGATGGCAAAAGCATCCGATAAATCATGCTGACGTTCGTCAACCGTTTCCTGTATCTCACCTGACTGGTGCCAGAAATCGATACACCGATCACCAAAAACCAATAAACACTCATCCCCAGCCTTGATGGGGAATGTCATGGTAACGCCACCGCCGCGCGGGAATATCACCGGCACATTAGTCAGCACCGAGAGATTTATTGATTCCCCGCCCGACTCGCCCTTAATGCCGATCTGGATATCGCAAGTTACGCTGTCAGCATTAAATGACTGAATAATCCCCGGCATTGATACGCGCAGCTGAGACGACACAGATGACTGTAGCGTTCGCAGTGTTTCGGCTAGCTCCCCCGAACGGGAGTCTGTTGTTACCGTCATGGAAAAACTCCAATAAAAAACCCGCACATTGGCGGGTTCAGAACACTAGCGAAGATATTCGCCGAATATAGATTGCAATAATTAATTTTCAGTTTTAATTATTACTTCTCGTGGTTTCATCATTTGAAGCGCCCTGGCGAAACAATATGGAATGACAGCCCATGCAATTCCCATAGCTGCACCAGCAGCTTGTTGTGGTGCGCCATTTGCCCCCATAGTCATAAATACACCTTGGAAGAAACCAATTGCACTACAAAGCACTACTATGCCCCAGATAATTTTCATTCGATTATTCAGCCGCTGGAAATATAAGGAAAATTAATACTACGGTTTATTTCAGCACTATGCAAAATATAATCGGCAATACCTTCTTATATGAAAACTATCACTACAGAATATTATATTCACACTAATTTATTTAACTAACTTTCTTACACGGGAACGAACCTATAATTTTCGGTGCATCCATATTGTTCTGTAAGAGTTGGACATTTAGAAATGCCTTACCATCACGCTTGATAAACTGGAAGCCGTACATGTTGCCATCGCGGGCGGGCATTAAGGCCATTTCCGTTTTAACATTGTCCCAATCATCTTTTTGCTTTAGGAAGGTGATTTTTTGCGAGGTTACTTTTTCACCGTTAATATATGTCCAACCGTCCGTAGCCGCATGGAGCCTGAAGTTACCGCACTGTAAATCAGCTAAAGCAGCTCCGCTTGTTAGCGTTAAACTAATAACCAAAAGACGAATCGCGACAAAACTGGTGCATCTCATGAGTAAACCCTTTGCTGTGCTGACGATGAATACAAATCTCTAGCCCCTCGCGCTTCACACATCATGTCCATATAAAACGGGTTGCCGCGCGTATCGCCAGTATAGCTAATCCCTCTAACGATATACACTCCATCGGTAGCGATGCTGGCTGGTTGACTTAATGCCCCGCCAACGGTCACGTTGCCATTGTTATTTTGCTCACCAAGCCTGCCGCCTGACATTTGAACTTCTTGACTAGAAAGCGTCGCACGATAGACCGACTCCTGGTTCAACTGAATAAGCCCATTTAACCGAATGTTGGGGTTAATGAGGCAACGAACGTTAACACCAGATCCGATAGTTTGCTGAGGCATACCGATTAAGCCTGTGTTGCTATTCAGTACAATGGCCTCATGCACATACTTATCGTTCGGTACCATATCAACCTTGCCGTTTACAAATTGCCAGGTGGCCTTGCATTGCTTGGCAACGTTATCCAGATAATCCCGTGTCATGCCATACATGGTTTTGCCGCGCGGGAATACCGTAGTGGGCATTTCCGGCATAACGCCCTGAGTGATGCCGAATGGCGCAAGGTTGCGCATAAGTAGGTTATTAATATCGGCCACGGTATAACCTGCCGCTACGGTCTGGTTTATTGTGGCGTTGATAAATGCATTATGACCATCAATAGCCTGTATCAGAATAAACGTATCTGTGGGGTTATCCCGGCCCGTTATCGTATAACGGATATCGCCGGAGAAAATCTCACCGAAATTAGCCTCTTCCTTTTGTCCGTCCGGTGAGGTTGAACCGTCATAGCCGGCAATCAATCGTAACTTTGAAAACTCGGTACCGGTGATTCGGTTAACGGTATTTTGTGAGAGGTTATAAATTTTAAAAATGGCCGCGCGTGGGAATGACGTGTTGTACCATTCAATATTAAACGTCACCTTAAAATCAGTGAAATTAATCCCCTTTCCTTCATTGTCCAATAGCATCAGTTCAAAGTGGCGTATCCAGTTCTTACTCATGAAAACCCCATAAAAAAACCCGCTCAGTGGTGGGTTGGATTGAGTGAAATTGATTTAACTATTTTGCGCAAAATATAAATGACTGCCGGTACCAAGGTTGGTCTTGGTCGGATATTCCTCGCGACTGTCATCACTAAGCACGGCAAATACGCCACTGATACCCAAATCAGGATATTGCTCCAGTAGGTCAACACCGACCACCAGCGGCACTCCGCACAGCAGATCTGCGCCGCCACTGTCTCTGACATCCATAATCCAACCCGCCGCATCGCGATAAACCAGGCGCAGGTTAAGCGCACTTTCACCGAGGACAATATTGAAAAACTGATTATTGGCCGTTAATGGGATTTCTTGAATGTTCATGTCAGGTTCCCTTTAATCCAATCAAGGCCCGATTTCAGAACTGATGTGTTTGTTGGTGTTGGTGCTTTGGTGCCGGTGTTTTGCATGGCTGATGTGCTTACCCCATCCTGCATATTCTCTTTATCGGCCACCATGATTGACTCAGTTTGAGACAGAATAACTTCTCGCAGAGTAAGAACACACATCAGCACGTTTTCACTGGTTTTTTCGGTTGTGACCTCAACGGCGCGAATAAGCATATTCCTATACTTCCGCTTACCGGTAATAACGTCTATCGGCGCTCTACTGGATTGTAAATCGAGGATTTCCTGATAGACCTCATTCGGACTTTTACCTAGGCTTAAACCTATCGTTGAGGTGTCCACAAAATCCAGTAATGAACCACCACCCGCAAAACCCAGATCCATTGTTACTTCAGCGGCACGTTTGTAGGCGTGATCGTTAACCGCTGCGCCAATTTCAACCGGGTGTTCTGTTATCTCCAGTGCATCTTGATGCTTTTCAGAGATAATCACGCTGGGTACCAGCAACCCAATTTTTCGTGTTTGCTGCCGGAAGATGGCAGAAAGAATATCCATTCACCCTCCTAGCGGGTTGCTGTATGTAATTGCTGGGTAAGCCGCGCATTGACATTGGTCTGCCTACCCGCCACCTCATTACCCGCTGATATTGGATCAGTGACACCGGTGATATAGATATTCGTTTCCTGCTGGAGTCCTTGTTGTGGTGCTCCACCAGCTGCACGGGCTATCAACTCGCTACTGTAAGGGTTGCGCCCATTCTCATGATGGATAATGCCCCCCATCAATGCCGACATCACCTGTGGGTTTTCCAGATTCAAGACCGCATCGGGGTGAACATTGAGCATTTTCGATAACTGAGCAATATAAGCACCTGTATTGTTTTCACTGCCTGGCGCCCAGGTAGAAATAATATCAGTGAGGGTTTGCAGCGGCTTACCCGTCGTCTTGCCGGTAAAGTAACGCATTAACTGCCGGGCCATAGCCTTGAGTCCATCATAGGCCGTCTCAAACTTCGCAAAGCGTCCCCCTGGGCGTTCCAGCGAGGCGCCATCCTGCCCTACATAGTTAATATTGCCCGGATTGTTATTCCGTATCCCTCTCGGGTCTGTGGCATCACTTTCACCACGCAACCACCGACCAACACTTCTTGGATCAAAGCCAGTTTTATCCTTAACCCAATCGGCGGCACTATTCGCGCTATCCGTTACCGCTGGCAGCGCATCGGGTTGATCGCTACCTTGACTGAGTAGCGCTTTTCCTATTCTGGCCACCTCAACCCAATTGCCGTCTTTCAGCGCATTAATCAGGTCGCCAATCATTGATAACATCTTGCCGAACTCGCCGAATTGCTTCGTCAGGTTCTCAATGTCGCCTTTGAGTGACCAGTTTTTCAGATTAATGTTAAGTAGACGGGCAATCTCAACGCCCACGCCTTTAATGGATTTCGTTAGCTCATCCACCCCCTTGAGAGCAGCGTTTATCTCCGGTTCCCACTGGCCCCAGTCAATCAGGCTATTCCCGCCCTCTTTCCACGTTTTATAGTCGTCGTACAGGGCAAAAAGCGCTGCGCCAAGTGATAGCACAATGCCAACTGGGGATGTTAAAAAGGCTGTATTCAGCAATCGCCAGACCACCAGCAAACCGCCAAATAGCATAATGAGTTGCTGCGTTGCCGGGTCTAGTTTTTTAAACCATGACATAACGCCATCAATGGCCTGTCCCGTACGCCACAGTACGCGAGTGACTGCGTTACCCGCCCAGAGAATGCCCTTAATGACTTTCATCAGAACAGCTTCAATCTTCGGCCAGTTATCGAGAAGTTGCTTTCGCAACGTGTCAATATCACCTGCCAGCCCATAAGCCAGATTTGAACCGATTTTGTCTCGCGCCTGACCGAGCGTCATCGTGAGGTCACGCATGGAGGTCATAAAGCGATTGGATTGCCTAGCAGCGACCTCAGCATTAAAACCAATCTTTTTAGCGGTTAATGCATAATCAGCGCTGAACTGCCCCAACCCCTTACGCATTGCCATCAGCGTATTTTCATCAATACCCAGCATCTGCGCGTACTGATTGGCACGGTAATACGGCATGCTGCTCAGTTTTGCACTGAGGCCGGTAAAGATAGCCGAGGTATCGCGCATGCCACCGTTCGCGGTGCGTGTCTGAACACCAAGGCGGTTTAGAAACCCTTCGGCCCCCGGGCTGCTGCGAATAAATCGGGCAAGACTTTCGAGTGAACCTTGCGCTGAGGCGGCATCTACGCCCAACTGAGACGCGGCATAACCCAGCGCTTTGATGCCTGCCACCGATGCGCCAGTGCGCTGAGAAGCGAAATAAACTTTATCCAGCCCACTGGCAATTTTGGTAGTAAAGCCGACAACAGCCAGCGCCGCCCCTTCAACAACTGCGCCCATTTTCAGTACATTGGCGGTGACTCCGGCAACCACCGCAGAGAATTTCTTTTCTCCCGCCTCATCCAGTTCAAAGCCAAGACTGACCAGAAAGTCCTTAATGGTTTCAGCGTTGCTCATTGTCGGCTCTCCATTTGTCTATTTTTGCCTGGTTCTCAGCCTCCAAATCGAGGTAATCATTCAGCAGGGCAATGTCGAGCAAGTCTATATTGCCGCTTTTGATTTCCCCCATGGTCGTGAGTTGGTGCTTTACCGGGCGCAAAATAAAATCCTCCCCACCAGGCAACGTATCCAGCATTAAGCCGCTGGCGGTTCCACCGTCTCGCTCTCTTGGAGTTCGCGCAAAAAATTTCCCACCGAGTCACCCACCACCCGACCGACGATTTGCAACATTGCCATCAGGTCAATGTCATCAAACATCAGTTCGCCGCCGTTAAAGATCGGGTTATAGGCGGTACCATTCTTGCGTGAAACCATCGCCAAACAAGGATGAATAATGGCGTTGCAGTCCTCTTCGCTGATATCTGAAAGCGATTGAGCGATACTGGGTAATGCCGTCTCAATGGTCACCGTGCCACTGCGCAGGTCTTTGAGGATGCCCGCCAGCAAAGGCAATAACTTGCGGGATACCTTCAGTTGTGCAAATACATCGAGTTTCTTAGAGCGGTACTCAATACCTTTAATCGTGAATTCCATTACTTACCCCTTAAAAAGTACCCAGCAGTTGGTCTACTTTGATGCAGTCAAATACCCATGGCACCAGTGCGCCGTCTTTGGCGTTATTGAAATCAGGCTGCTTTTGAAACGCACAGCCACGCGCCGCAAACGTGTCACCGCTGGCGGTGTTGCGGATAAGAATGATGTTGTTACCCCACGTCGCACTCGATTGAGATTGTGCGTTATACATGGCCGATAATTTGCGATTGGTCGGGCTGGTTTTCAGTAGGTTCACAGTGACTGTCCCACCTTTCCCGGCGTGGAGGCTGTGCATCCCCTCACCGTCAGCCCCAATGGTCATGGTGTTTTTATTTTCAATCATCGAGGTGGTAATACCCTCTTCAGCTACAGCTGCGCCATAACCCAGATCGAATGAGCCACCCACGCCAATGATGGAGGCAGTGACGTCCATAAAACTATAAGTGTTTGACATTCATCAGCTCCTTAGCGGTTAACGTTGATGATGACGTCGGCATAGTGAACCGCACCGGCCAACTTGATTGCGGATTGCATCACCGGTGCTTTACGCCCTTCACGGTTAGCCTGCGCCTGTGATGCCACTGGTGGTGCATAGACGTAATAGCCTTTAGTTAAGGTGTCGCCGGTTTCCAGCACCCCGAAACTATCCCCACCCCACACGCCAGGAGCCACCAACCCGTTAATGGCAGACTGATCCAGTGATTTCTCTACGTTGGCGAGCAAGCGGGTTACACCAGGGTCTGTCTGCGGGACTTTGGTGGTGCTGGTATACAGCAGGTTATAGAGGTTGTTCTGTACGTAATTCTGCAACCAGTCGAGGCCGTGGCGCTCATCAAAGAAATCGCCGTTGCACATCACACCTTCCTGAATAATGGCCGTGTCGTTGTCGTAATTGACGAACACATTGCAATTCTTCGCTTTCAGCGCCTTGGCTTGGGATTGAGTAAGTAATTCGGCAGTAATACCGGGTTGCTGTTTGAATTTCAGCGTGATGGTAGTGTTATTGCCGTTAAAGTTCACGGTAAAGGCACGACCAAAGATAGAGGCGGCTGCGTATGGGCTGGCGCTAGAATACTGCACCAGGGTACGGGCATAATTTGCCGCTTTCAGTTTGCTGGCAATATCCGTATCAATATCCGCATCCAACGCAGAGGTTACCTGCGTGGTGTGGCCGTATATCCGCGACACGTCATCACTCTGGATAAACGCGGCAATGCTGATCACATCAGCATCACTTAATGACGGGTCGGCAATAACCAGCCCATACCAACGGGTAGACATATCGGCCAGTTTATAAACACACGCCTGAATGGTTTCACTCTTCAAGCCCTGTACAGGCAGCGCTCCGGCACTCTCAATCAATCCCATCAACACAGAAATATCAGTACCTGTGGTATTGGCCGAGCCATAACCGACCGCCGATGCTTCACCGGTTGTCTTTGATGTGACAATAAAGCGACTACCATCCCAAATAACGGTCGCGGTGGTGAGTTTGTCAGCGACACGCGCGGCTACGCCATTCAGATTTGTTTCTGCTGACCAGTCAACGCCGGTGACTGTCTTGGCCGTCCCATCTACCGTGATTTTCATCGAACCATCAACCACGGCAGTAAAGTTAGCCATTAGCTGCTGCGTCGGGTTTAAAATCGCCCCGCGCAACAGTCCGGCTGCATCCTCTTTTACCCACCGGCCGACATAGGAATCAATCGGTTGTGGTGACTGCTGATAATACAAATTAGCGGCTTTATACTCGGGCGCAGTCAGACCAAAGTCAGATGCGATATCTGTCGCGCTGGAATAGCTGCGCAGGCGTTCGTGAGCATCGATAACAGGCGACGGGCCAACCACCAGCAGGGAACCAAAGTTCCGAGCCATGGCAGCACGCACAGCCATATTCACCGTCACATTGACGATGTTAGAAACAGGTAATCCCTGCGACATGAGGTTATTCTCCGAAGAATTTAACAGGTGCGGAGGTCAGCGATTTAATGCCGTACTCGCGTATGACTTTGCGGCGTAATTTGATGGTGATATCGAAACGACGTACCCATTTGTTATTAATGAGTTCAGGAAATGGTGTGATGTGACTGTTTCTGGCCAGAGAAAGGCCCATTCTTACCAGTTCATCATTGTTTTGGGTGATAGCCAGACCGTCACGAAATTGGGTTGCATAACGCTGACCGCCAGGGCCGTAGAAACTCGCCATACATTCGATTTCTTCGTGTCGCCATAACTCGGTGCTGTTTTCAGTTTGGTTCTCAAAGGCCGGGCTGGCATCGTCAGGGATATCAATTATCCCAAAACCACACCAATTAACATCAGCCTCCATAATGGGTGGCTGTACTGCCGTCCATCGCGGGCGAACGTGACCATCAGGAAGCCCGGACACGCCTCTCACCCACTGACTGAGTAAGCGTTCCAGCGTTTCATCGTAAGCGGGGCCATCAGTAATGGGTGTTAACCAGCCGGCTTCATTACTGCTGTTGTTGCTCAATGGGAATTCCTCCATCGAACGGCAGGAGTTCACAGTGCGCCTGAACGAATCCCGCACCGTATGCCGTGTAGGGGTCAACAAACGTCACGCGATAATCGCGATTTTGATAAGTCACGATATCGGCATCACGCCCGGTCTGCCCTTGGGTCAGCCTCTCGACAGTCACAATAAGGATTGCGCCGCCAATAACATTCCCTGACATCATCCGGCGCGACTCAAGCGAACGGTCTACAGTAACCACGCCCGCGAAACCCTTTTCAGTGACGGTATTGGTGGTGAATCCATCAGCATCAACCGCCTGAATGTTTCGTTTAACGACCAGTGACATGTCACAGAAATCCGGATCAAACAGCACGTCAGTCACATCAAGATTTGGCATATTTGTCCCTCACGATAGACGTTATCGTCCGTCGATATTGCCCGGTATCAATTAGCGGCTTATCTCCTGTGCGACCGCGCCGTAAACGAGCGCTAATGGTGCCGTCAGCTAAAGGAGTAAAACCTGTGATAGTGATGTAGCGTTTCACGGCATTACTGGCAATGGTGCCAGCCCGTTCTAACGCCCGATCTGCCGCGGCCTGATTGCCCGCCAAAACAGCCTGCGCCGCCTGTTTCAGCTTCTGGATGGTTTCATCTTGTACCGACCTGACACCCGGCTGTAAGTGGGGTCGCGGGGGAATGTTTTGTGCCGGGGAACCATTTTCATTGATATAACCGATCCCCGCGTTACCGAAAGGGATGTCCTCCCGTTCGCTTTTCTCCTCGGGGATACCAATCAACACATCTTTCCTGCCGATGGCCTTAAATGCTGCTAATACATCATTGGCTTTATCTACCCGCACCTTTAAGCCGCTTTTCATAGCTGACGACCTCCGGCACCGAACATCGTCACCAGCTGATAAAACTCAGCCCCGTAGCGGGTGAAGTTCCAGAACCCCGCGTCAGGGTTAAGCGTGGCGCTGTTGTCATAGCTCACTGAAACCTTATCGACACTCTTAGAAGCTGCTACACCACTCGTTGCCCCACTAGCACCGCCCAACGCCGCTGATTGCATGTCTTTCGCTTGCAATGTCATGTAATGAGCGACAAACAACTCAACCAGATAGGGGAACATATTATCCAGCAGGTTCTCATCAAGAAGGTTGTCAGCAAGCGATAAGCGGAATTGTATTGCGGTGTTAGTGTATCGGGCCTCATTCTCAAACTGAGGGAAATCAGTCCTGAACTGCGCTGGTGTCGGTAGGTTTTTGTTCCTTGCCATTTGTTTTCACCTTCGGCTTGGTCAACTCATCGATTTGCTTTTGCATCTCAAGGATTGAGGCTTGCAGGTTGGCATTGCTTTGCTCGATCTCGCCGTCAATAACCTCAGCATGTGCCAGGGTGAACCAATGCTCGGCAACGTCTTTGGTGACCGTGTGAGTGCCAACCAGAAAGGCGATATCTGGCTGACCAGGCAGCGATAATTTAAAGGGAGTGTGTACTGCAATTTTCATCATTTCACCTTACAGGCCTCCTGCGAGGCCATCAGAGTTATTAAATGCCGTCGAAGTAAGCCAGTGTTTCGATGTAAGGGGCTTCAACCACACCCAACTTCCCGTAATAAGTCACCAACTGCCACAAACCACGATACTGGATTGGGATGCTAGTCAGCGGTACCAATGGGAAGCGCACATATTTACGGTCATTGGTGTAGGCCACCATGCGATCTTTACCCGCAATACCCGCACCTTTCAGCCACTTCACTGCGCGGATATTCAAAGGAATACCGTTCTGATGGAAAGCGATAGTGTTAGTGGTCAGGTAGGTCAGCAACGACTGATTACCCGCATCAGATACGATAACTTGTGCAAGATAGGCATATTGCTCAGGGGGTAACAGTAAGTCTTTCGGCACCACGGTATAGCCAGATGCAGCCCAGGCATCAGAAAGTACCTTGTTAATGGAATCGCGGATTTCAGCAACGGTCGAGATAAGCCACGATTTAGTTGCGTTACCAATCGCCACACTGGTGTAGTTAGCCAGACCTTTTACACCCAGATCGGTATCACCGAGATAGACCTGTTCATCGGCATCCATGTGCCATTTCAACACCATGCCGTCATATTTCTGCGTATCAATGGGACGGCCCACTTGTTGAGCCGCGGCTAACTCAATCACTGTCCAGCCCAACTCCATACCCCACAGTGTCAGCGGGAAACCCTTTTTATCGATATCGACGTTAATACCCGCCAGTGCTGTCGATTCCTGACTAACCCAGTTTTTACCCTTTGGATTAGCACCGGTACCGGCAGCGGCAAAACCGGTTTTAGTGAATGAGCTGATTTCATCGGCAATATTCACATCTTCACGGAATTGAATGTCACGGGTGTAAGTCGTCCCCACCAACGGCAGGTTAATTTCTGGATCTAATCGCTCCAGTTCCCCAATCAGGAATGCGCCACTGGCGTCAATGGTGCGCTGGCTGTCGTAAGTGATCATATTGATTGTTCCTTAAATCTTATAAGAGATTTCAGTGTTACCAGCAGCGTCACCGGCACCTGTGAAATAAGCGTTAGGCAGCACCACGGTAGCGTCAGTAATCGCAGCGGCCAGAACAGAGCCCAGAGGGCTAGCTTCGGTGGCATCAGCAACACGGATGTAAACTGGCGCACCTTTAACAACGCCAGCAGCCGTAGCCCCAATATTTACCGACATGTAACCGCGCTTCAGTGCATCACCGGCAAAGTTATTACTGGTACCAATTTGGCGCACCTTGTCTGGTGTTGACGTGGTAGGGAATGGACGGACAAAGATGCCGACGATTTTGTCTGCCGTATCATCTTCTGCCAGTGGCACAAAGAAGTTGCCACTGAACTTGCCGGCCAGACCGTACTGACTAAATGGGTTGGCTGTGTTAATCAATACCGGCTCAATAGTCAGATCCTGCGGACGTGAGACTGCCCCGGCAATGCCCGCAGGCATCCGGAATAAATATGCTGTCATGAATTAGTTTCCTTTTTTAGCCCAGAACGCGGCGTTCTGTTTATTGAGATCGGCGGCAGTAGGTCGGCGGTTAGGTAATGTTGCATCGGTGGTTCGGTGGTTCAGCTGCGTGTTGTTGCGGCTCTTCGCTACTTCGCTAGCAGCAATGAAAGCCGCATCAAGGGAGAGCTTTGGCATCTTGGTAAAGTCCGGTTTGTCACCGACAATGCCTTTTAGCACCCTCTCACCCTCGGTCGTTTTAAACGCTGCATCCAGTACGGTGCGTTTAAATGCTGATAGCTTTCCACCTTCAGGCAGCTTGATGCCCGGCACGATCAGCTCTGCGCGTGAGACGACATCCTGATGATAGGCCGCGTCAGTAGTAATACGCTTAGCCTCCTCTTCCTCGTCCGGATCGGCGTCAGTGGTAGAACCTAACTTTTCCAGAATTGCAGCTAAGGTCGATTCCATTGCAGCAACACGGGTTTCGATATCACCACTGTCATTAGTTGCGATAGCATCCAGCTCTGGATCTTTTTTAGGTAGCGGTTGCTGCGGGTTAATGGTGATATTGATGGCCTTTGGCAATTCGCCGGTACCCTCATCATTAGTCAGCTCAGTAGGGACGCTTTCCATTGCTTCCTCCATCGCTGCCGCATCTTTGGTTTTGATTGCTCGGCGTAGCGCGGCTAGCCAGGTGTTATTGGTTGTCATACGTTTACTATCTCCGATTGAGCAGCGTTTCCCTGCGCGCCCCGTAGGAACGAGGGCAACATGGTTAGCTATAATGTTGTACTGACGGGCTTTACCTACGGCGGTTTGCTGATATTCGGCATCGTAGCCAGCCGAAATCTGATCAACACCATCTTCAAGAATCACCTTTATGGCTTCGGCTTTCTTGACCACGATGTCGGCGATCATTAAGTCTGATTGGTCACCGGTTCCCCGCCTGACATTCTGTACGTGTCCAGCGGCGTAACGGCCCCAGTTGTCCGGGGTGACGTCTTCGATGGGGTGAGATACGGTGAATGTCATTCCCTCAAAACTGGCGAGTGTCTCAGGGCGAAAAACATCACCCTCAGACCTTTCAACGAGAATTTCTCCGTCACTGTCGGGTTCAATATCGTCCAGCTCTTCACCGCCATAAAGCTGTACTCCGGTTCGGCCTATTGGCACGTCTTTGCACAACAGGCCGCCGTCGCTCATTTCAAAGCGGCTCTCCCCTAAGCGGGAGTTATAGAAATATTGCATGGGTCACCTGCTGGATTGCGGGCATAAAAAAGGCCGCCTAAGCGACCTGTAGAGATAAGGGATAATTGTGCGGATCTAATATAAGACTCTTATGCGTATCTCATGGGTTCGCACAATGGGGATTTATGGTAAATATCAGAGGTATTGATATTTATTGCAACATGCAAAAATATTTCGTTTGATGCACGGTCACAGAATCATGCCCTCGACCAATGACTGCCCCGTAGATGGGGTGATCATCGTCACCTTGATTTTTAAGGCTAAGCCCAAGAAAATCAGCATCTTTTCCCATATCTTCTGGATTTTGTCTGGTGCTAAATAGTATGAAATCATCACCTTCTTTTCCTGAAGATTTGAAGTACGTCATCCCAAGCTTTACTCCTCCATCCCTTGATAGAAATTTAGTTACGGCATACCCCATGCCTTCACTTGAAGATTTAACATCAATCATCATTAAATTCTGGGTGTTTTTTTTGTTGTTGAAATCGAACTCAGTAACACACTTCAGATTCATTAATAATGGGTCCGATTTTGCAACCAGAGGTAGCATGCAAAGGATAATGGCCAATAATTTTTTATTCATATTATTCCTAACTCTGCTTTTTCGTAAGTTCCTAATTCCAGGAAAATACCCATACCAGAAAGCGAGGCGAACGACCAGCGCTAGAAACGCTCCTTGTTATTCGTGTCAGACGATTGCAATCACACTTCCCGCTACTACATCTTTATACTCACTTTATCATGTAATTTCTCTCATAAAAGAGACTGCCGGAGTCCGGTGCAGAGACTGAAATACCTATGGTGCGTTAATACAGACTCAACCCGTGGTTTATCGTTTTAGCCCTCAGGGATCACAACTTCGCAATAGCACCGGCAATTAGGCAATGCCCCCGCATGGCCTGTCATACCGTCAAGGGTCGGCGGGTTATCCCAGCGAACGAACTTACCCTCCATTTTCTGATGTGAGTGGCGAACGTCGCTATCTTCGGCTGTGCGCCAGATATAGCCGCTAGAACCGATAGAGAGCGAACGGGCCTGAGTGAGTGCCGTTGATGCCCGTCCTATTTCCGTACGGGCGATCATATTGGCGCGGGATATTGCCACATCGCCAGATTTGGCTATTTCCTTAGCGAATGGCCCGGCTCGCCCCCCCGTGATTACCGCCTCTATCGCCTGATTATGGATATCCTGCACCCTATCAGCGGCTTGTAATGGCAGTGACTTGATGAGCTTTATCTGTTCTTCAACGATACTGCGGGCTACCTGTCCCACGGCGGTGTTTTCTACTATCTGGCGCAAACCAACGGATATTTCCTGCGAGTTACTGCGCCACATCGCCACATCTTTTGCATTAATGGCATCAAACATCTTACTGGCCGTAGTTCTGGCCCAGCCATCAATCAAGTCTGAATAGCGGTTAAGGCTGTCCATAACGTTATAAACAGAATCATTAGAACCATCGTAAGTACCATTTACGATGTCGCCGACCATTCGCGCTATCTTGCGTAGCTGCGTTTGATATTGGATTTCCGCGCGCCGTGATTTCAGACGGGTTGAGATCTGCGCTTTCGCCGAGGTTCGGCGGGTCGATGTCTTTCGCACTCTCTATATCCTCATCGCTGATACTAGAGCCGATACCGATAATGCCTGCTTTGTCTCTAAGTTCAGTCATGCCACCCTGTAACGTCAGCAAGCCTGAATCCATCGCAGCATTAATGGTATTGACCGTTTGCTCTGCCACCGTTGCCCGGTCAGGTTCCGACATTTGCCACAGCGGATTGAAGTCAAAAGAGAAGCCGTCAGGCAGTGGTGAACTAAACTCGGAGTAGTGGATCACTTCGAATAATCGGCGCAGTGGACGACGCAAACGGCGCTCTTGTTGAGTACCGATATTGTCGTAATAGTTAGCCAGGTCAGCGTCACCGGTTGAGAACCCCGCAGGCGACTGACCAAATAAGCGTACCAACGGGATACCAATCGCACCGGCTATCTGCTGTGCAAATTGCGCCATCACGTCAGACAATCCACCGAATGCGTAACTGTGCGTTTCAAACGTATCGGTAGCATCCATCAGGGTGAGGCCCTCAGTGCTTTGAAATTGCCGGATCATATCCATGCTTTTCATTAGCCCATCAAATGCCTTGCCACCCATCGCAACTAGCTCACGAAACTTATTGATCTTGTAGGTGCGTAAGTGCGCCTTAAAAATCAACTGTGCCGCGCCGGTCGAGGTGCTGTCAAACGCCAGTAGCCGATCAAATAGCCGCTCTATAACCGACATACCCCATTCGTTTTCTGTGCGTTTCTGCTGGTACGGGAGACCAACACCATCCAGGCGAATCACCCTGCTGTGGTGTATTTTCATACTTGGGATACCACTGCCAGTGGTCACCACCTGATAATATTTAGGCATGCCGAGGTCTGGCCCCATTGCTGTCACTCGTTCGCTGATGGTCGGGTTAACCATCCAGCGGTCGAGTACCAGCAACCCTTTAAACGCATCCTTGCCGATGGTTTCTACTCGTAGTGGTGTTTCCGCCGCCTGGCCGTCAATCATGATGAAACCAATTGCGCCACCGTATAGCCGTGACCATTTGATGGTGTCGTTGATAGCATCCCAGAGCGATAACTCCTCCCAGCGCCCCTCTATCCGCATCTTGGCATCCGGTGCCATCTTGGAGGTAATGTTAATCCCCTTGCGGGTCATATCATCTGCGATGGTGTCTACCGCAGCACCCACCAGCCATGATGACCGGTAAGCGTTTTCTATTAGTTGGCGATTGCGGGACGTCCAATTCGGCTGGTAGTTATAATCAGCGCTTTGATTCTCGGTGCGCAGCCCGTATCGAGCGGTGAGGTTTTGATAGCTATCGGTGGTTCTCTGAGGTGATGACGCCTTGCTTCCTCTGCGTTTTCTCGACATTACGCCCCCCCTAGCCGTAGCCAGATATCCAGCGCATTATCCATTGGTGCATATAAAATCATTGCCGAATCCGCCAGGTTGGGTGACTTGGTGCCGTCAGGTTTTTTATCCACCACAATCTTCCCTACACCATTGACTGAGTAGGTAGGTTGCGACAATTCAGAAGTTAATTTGGTCAGGTTTTTGAGGTCTTTCGGGATGGAAATAATCTCATCGGGATCGAACTCCATATTCTCTTTAACCGCTCGATACGTTTTCTGGAACCGAGTGCGCAGACTCCACCATCCTTGTGCTTTGGCGTTCGCAAAGAAATCTTTGTTAAGCCGCCCCTGTTGGCCGTTATCGCCGGGGACTGCCTCATCATCGGGGTCGGTTACGCCACCGCTACCACGGAACGGCGTGGCGACGATGTGCCGTCTGCGTTGTTCTTCACGCTGTTCGTTGATAACACGGGCATCACCCCGCGCACCCGCGCCCAATCCATCGGTATCAAAGCGGAAAGTTTCGAGGTTTTGCGCATCGCAAATATCAAACGCTTTCTGCACGGTACCGAAAATATCATCACCTTTGCCTGACCACTCCTCGATGCTTTCGAGTAAGAAGCCATGACGACCCGCAAAGGAATTAGTGTCCTTGCCCTCGTCAGCGATATCGAGAGCGCCTAAGCGCTGGCCGGTTGGCACAATACCCAATACCTCATGCGCATTTATTGCAGCCTGTACCCATGCGGACGGGATTAAAACACCCTCAACAGAAGCGCTGTAGTTGATATCAATTTCCTGCGCCACAGTAACCGGGTCGAGGTTCTCAACCTGTTTTTGATACCAGGCATCATCTTTGCGCGGGTCGTCACGCCAGTGAAAGGTGAATACTTTAATCTTGCCGCTGTGTCGCCGTTCAGCGAATGAGTTGGCCATACCGTTCGGCGTTGATACATCTTGCCGGCAGTTGGTTGTCGCAGACAAAGACGCATCGACCAGATAAGGCCGTTCCAAGAACGCTGACTCATCGACGATGTAAAAGCTGGTGCGGTCACCGCGCCCTATCCCGTCCCCCGCCTCGCCGGTCATGGCCGATTCGGTTTCTGGAAACAGGATACGCATGTGTGGTGCATGCTGCTTTAGGCTCCAGCCACCACGAAACTCAGTTGGCAGCAGAGAGATAAAATTTCGTGCTTTATCGAATAGCGATTTAGGCGAGCCGATTTTATCGACATACTCTTCTTTACGAGAACCGAACCCAGCGAACACGCCACGATTGAACAGGCAAAGCGATGAGGCCATACCAACCGTTAGCCAAGACATACCCATGTCACGGGTTTTCTCGGTAATGCCTGGTTCAGCATTACGCCAGCGCTCGACAAACCACTCGATCCACTCTTCCTGCTTTGGGAATAACAGGAACGGGATACGGGCAGGCAATCCCCGCTCAACGTTGCGCGGGTCAACTGTCATGCCCCAATCAATAATGAACTGAGCCGGGTTATCTTTATAAAACGCTTTCATAACCGGCAATATTTCAGGTTGCTGACGAATGCGCTGCAATCGCTCCATTCGCCACTCAAAAACCTGCATATAGTCTGGATTTTTGAAATTAAATGGGAATGGGATCGGCATTTGGGTTTTACTCGATAAATGCGTGAATTTCGGGGTTTCTTAACATAATGACCGCTGCGCGCATCTAATGAAAAAGCCCGCGCATGGCGGGCTCTCTGGGCAAAACACGACACAGATAGATCAGTCAAAAATTCATTGCTTTCTTGCAGTTACGATAGGTTGTTGGATGCAGTGTTCCATAGTAATCATCACGGCTTTCATCCAAGGCCCAGCCAATCAAGTAAGCATCGGAATCATCGCTTACCGTACGAGTTCTACGAGTCAGTCCTGACCAAACCCCAGAAAGCTCAGAGACATCAAAACCAAGCTCCTCAGCAACACTCTTGCACCAGAATCCCTGCTCACCGTCCTCACTTTCAAGAATAGCTTTCAGCACTGACCGTGACTTATCACTTAAACCACGCACAAGCCTTTCTGCCTGAAGCGAGGAAAGATCAGTAGGGCCATCCTCTAACTCTTCATAAACACCGGAAATAGATTCTCCAGTTGCCAATGCCAGCACTTCTTCTTTGGCTGAATCTGATAACAACATCAAATCTTCACGGGATAAAAAAATACCACTAGTCATGAAACACTCCATTTCCTTGTTATGATGAAAAATGATAAACACAGACAAAATGCTTGTCAATGTTAAATTGATCTAGTCTTATAGAGTAAGTATTAAAATCCATAGACAGACTAACAAGTGGAGTAGGCCGACGGTGAGCGATATACATTCTACGGTTCGGATTTACCATAACATCTGTTACCCGTACCGAGCGCATAGCACTCATCGAACAAGCAGCGTGAGAGGCTTATTTGTCAGGGTTAACGTGTCAGAGTATTAGATAATTGAGTGCATAACCCATGCATAAAACACCCTCTATTTTGCATAAAGGATTTATCAATCTAACGGGCTATTTCTGGATGTCTGCCAAAATTAGCCCATCAACTTGCGATACGCTTCGGCGGCTTCGTCTGGGGTCATATTTACCGTCTCAGTTTTAACCGGGCCACCATCAGGGCCACTAATTTCTGTTTTGTTTCTCAGCATACCTAAATGTTGGGCAACCATTTTTAAAGCCTCATCCTGATTACGGGTAATGGCCTCAATACCAAACTTACCCTCTTTCACTCCAGAGAACAGGCGACGAGCTGCACCGCGCAGATCCCGTGTATCGTGAAAATGAGTACGCCCAACCCCCTCACCATTACAGCGAGGGCAATCAGGGTTAGGATCTAACGTGGCATCAAAACCGTAACCGCCAACGTCTAAGGGTTCTCGTTTTTTGCTCTCCAACGCTTTCAATCGGGCTTCTTCAAACTCAACAGCATCGCGCCACTGATACTGGTAACCAAATCCCCAGCAATGGCGGCAACACAAGCGGCGTAGCTCAGTAATTTGGCTAGCATCGGCTGTGGCAATATCCCACCACCATTTCAGTACAGCATCTTGAGTGATCTGGGTGCGCCTTTCCCTAGCGTCCAATGCATCGCGAATGGCCCGGCTAACCTTAGCATTTCTGTACATGCGAGAAGCGTTAACGTAAGCCGTATTGCCCTCTCCTTTGCCGCCAGACCTTTTATATGCAGCCGTGCTATTCAAGTCGATCAGGTATTCACTCACGAAACGAGCCTGCATATCATTAAGCCCGTACTCCTCAGGGTTTAATGTGAATTCTGGTTCCTCGCTTCCATCGGCTAGATATTCTGGATCTATTTCACTTTCAGCGTAAGCCGTTGGTTTTCTCTGTTTGGTTCGCGGCTTCTTGTTTTGGTTCGCACTAATTGCCTGCGAACCTACATTGCGAACCTGTTCATGCTTGGGCCATCCCTCGGCCTTTGCCCTCTTTCTTACCGCGGTATCACTTACACCGTATTTCTTGGCAAGCTCTCTGATGGAAAGAGCGCCGGAACGGTAGTCACGCTCTATGCCTCTCCAGTCAGCGTCTTTTGCCATGATGATCCCTTAGTGTCATTACGCAGTAACTTTGTGAGGTTGCTCTGTGATGATATTTAGGCGTAAAAAAACCACCTGAAAAGGTGGCTACGTAACTTTAGTCTAAAATTACGAATTGCCTACATAATGCCCATCAATCTCTTCTATTTTGATACGCAACACTGAGTTTTGCATTTTAAGAAGCCCACCATCTCCTTTAAAAAAAGAAGACTCTTTTAGGTGTAAAAAATTGAGCGGCATTTCTTTATCAGCATCGTCACTTGGGGTGTATAGCTCCTTAGCCTTATGAGTATAATATTCGGCTAATACAGCCCCAAATTCTCCGGCTTCGGACAATTTGGAAGCAACTGTTTCGTAATACTCTTTTCCTGACATCAATGTACCAGTGATAATGGTTCCCTTAGAAAACAAGGTAACACCGACACCCACACCGAAATTAGCCATACGCACTAAATACAAAAGGTCACTATCTCTCGTTTTAAGGGAAATTACTTCTTGAATTTTACTTTCCTGGCTTTCATCTATGTTTTCCATTAAATCCCCTTGATAAGCAGACCTATGTCCTATGCATAGGCTTACATTTATATGTGGGTATTTATCCGAATACCAAGGGGGATTGATTAATTATTCCGCTCTGACAATATCTACACTCGTTATCGTCAGCTTACGGATGCGGCGGGTAGCTTCGCGAGAAATGGCGCTCAGATTCTTGGGAGTGGCTTTCACCGTTGCGTATTTGCGCAATAGGCTATCAGTTACCTCATTAATCTGTTTCTCAGTAGGTGGGGTAATGCTTACCTGTAGCTTATGCATCTGCTGTTCCTTATTTGAGGGTTAAGTTTTACTCTCGACTCTCTGCCGCCAGTCGATAACCTCATCAAGCCGGCCTTTGCAGATTCGCAGTTCTCGCTTTAACTCCATCGCGTACAATCCGCCATCCCCCCATGTAATACCGGTAAACTCTGGAACTTCACAGGGGGTAAGCGCTGACTCTGGGGGCAATAATAAGACGGGTTCGGTAACGGGTGGTTTAACGGGCTTATTCACGCATGACGCTAATAACATCACTAGGCATAGGCTTGATAGAGCAATCATCACTCGCCGCCGCTGCTTTAAACCGTGCAACCTGTAATTCACTGGCATTACGTAGTTTCCTTTCGTTTTCGAGTTGACGGGTTGTAGATGCGCGATTGGCGGCGTCATTCACCTGGTATGCATCAATGATATTTCCCAGAACCGTGTTTGTGTTTTGCTCTGCCACCAACTCCTTTTCTGTTTTTTCGACCTTATTTGAGAGGCGGTAACTGTTAAATAATAAAGCCGACACAATAACCACCAGCACAGCAATAACTATCCCAATGGCCTTATTCATCCAGCCCCCAACATGTCAATTCGCTTTCCTGTGCGCGGCGCTCTATTTGCCCGTAGCAATTATTTGCGCGGATATTGCAATCCTTGCCGCCGTCATATACCCAGCGTTTGATTTCAGCACATGCACCTTTACGGTCGCCAGCGTTGAGTCTTTTATAGAACGTGGAGGTGAAACATTTACTCGGGCCAATGTTATAGGGGCAAAACGAAGCGATACCAGCAATCTGTGGTTCAGTCAGCGGTACCCGGACATTTTTCTTTACCCAATTGATAGCCTTGTCAGCCTCCAGCTTATTTACCGCAGCGCATTTCTCCGCTGACAGCTTCATCCCTTTCACTACCGGTTTGCCATCGACTTGAGTCGCACCACGGCAAACAGTCCAAATCCCCTTTCCATCGGGATAAGCTACAAGCCGGTTACCCTCTTTCTCATCCAAAAGCTGATCAAGAACTATTGTGGCCGGTGCTGCAACCATAATCAGAGCCAGAACAGCCGCGCTTAATTTGCTTTTTGTCGCGGCCATCACTCACCATCCGGTTTATAGCCGTGGCGACGATCCCAAATCTTGACGCCAGCATTAAGCATAAATGTCAGCGCCATAAAGAATAACGAACCAAGTACACCAATCACCGTCCACTCATCAGGGGTGAATCCAGCGATCAGCTCTTTAACCCAAAAAATAAAACTACCACCCGATACCAGGTAGGAAGCATTGGACGCAATATTGCTCATTTTCATGGTCTCCCCCTCCCGGTCAGCGGGTTGGGCGCGTAGTGAAAATAAAAAAGCCGCCAGTTTTGGCAGCTCTATTCGGTTTTCCCTCCCGGCTTTGGATATGGGAGATATTTAAATAATTTGGTGTTGAGCCGCTTTCTGGCCCGTTTATTCAGAAACTTGATATAGCGGAACTGCGTGAATTTATGAGCCGTAGCTCGGTGAATATTGGCCTGCAGATGCAAACCGCGAACTCCCGCTTTACTGGCCTTAGTTGTCAGCGCAATTTTGTGGTACCACTCGCCATCTAACTCATAAAATGTGCTTTGATGACTACCCACATAATCAAAGTTGCTAGCCTGATACACCACACCGAAGCGACCGCACCGCTCATCAGCAAATGTCTGCACCCACTCAACACCAGGATGAAGCAACTTGATTGTTTTGAGTGCGTAACTGATCGCCCGTGATTCTGTATTCGTCAGCATGTCGTCATGCACCCAAAGGCGGTTTAGTTCCATATATTGCCGGTTGCCCGTTCCCTCAACTACTCGGCCACCACTGCTGGGATTCATTGCATAACCCCACTGCATAACGCCAACCAGATCGCGACCGGAGAAAATACCCAGGTGTAAATATGAGTTGTTTACGATGCGCTTGCTGTAATGAAAGTGGATGATAACTAGACGGGCCAACCAGACAGGGATTGTAGCGACATGCAGATCTGAACATCCGTACCCCACCGTTACGCCGTCATATATTACCGGTTCAGGCTTGCCAACAGCGCGGGATGCGTTTTTGTAACTTAACTTTTTCATGGTCATATATACAGTATTCCGTTAGGATACCACCGCTGACGTTAGCAGGGTGGGCCTTGGTTATACTCATGACCGGGAACATGGGTGTAATGGCCCTGATATGCTGATACATACCGGGGTCGCCCATTTCTAACGAGTGATGAATGATAGCCGCTTGACTCAAAAGGTCAGGCGGTTTTTTGTTGGGGCATGGATCAGAATCGAATCGCCGCCATTAGCTTGGAATGACTAAGGTTGAGCCACTCAACTACCTTCGAAAATGACAAAAACCCGCTAAAAGAGAGATTTTCTGGATTGTGTAAGCTACATGACAAAGTAACCATCCTTATCACATTACAATCATTTTTGCGTACGCGTTAGTCTCATTTACTATAAATGCTATTATCATGCGTCATACATTTCAAAACTACAATTTTATAAGCTCACATATTACCAGAAATAATAATTAAAGTTATTATTAGCGTGATTATTATCATGCAATCGGGGGAGTTGTAAACTTAGTGAGCAACATCACAATAAATAAAAATGATATCATCTGAAGCAATACATATATAGAATATATGATTATTATGCTATACATAAAATAAATACTTAGGTGAATAATGTATAGTTTAAATATCTCAAAAAAAGAAATTGGGAGAGCAGGTGAACGCCTCGCAATATGTTCAAAAAATAACACTACGCTGTCGGAAGATGATTTAAATATTTTACATTCCTGGAGAATGCTCCACTTATATCCTCTAACAAAAATTACGGAGTACTTAACAAGAGAAGCCAATATTATAAACCTAAACTGTCTAGTCTCATCGAGAATTAAAAGGCTACCATCCATAATTTCAAAACTACAACGTTTCGAAGAAATGAAACTTAATAAAATGCAAGATTTAGGAGGGTGCAGAGCAATATTAAGTAACCTTGATGAAGTTTATAGAGCATATGAAAATATAAAAAAATTAAAATTCAAACATCAACTCATCAGAACTGATGATTATATGGCTGATGTTAAAGAGTCTGGGTATAGAAGTTTACATCTAATATATTCGTTTAAAAATGAGAAATATGAAAATCTCAATGGACTGAGAATTGAAATGCAACTAAGGACATCAATACAGCATAGTTGGGCAACAGCGGTTGAAATGGTAGGTTTATTCCGAAAGGAATCCTTAAAATCAAGTTTTGGAAATCCTGACTGGTTACGTTTTTTTGAATTGGTTTCTGAATTATTTTATAGAATAGAATCGGGTGAGTCGGTTGGTCGTTATATGAAAATATCTGAGGACTTAAAAAAATTAACTGTTAAATTAAATGTTTTTATGATCCTTGAAGCTTATAACAAAGCTGCTAGTCACATTGACTCATCGGAGAACTATACATCTGGATTTTGTGTCATTTTGGTAGACACTGAAAAAAGCACTATAAATATTAGGAGATTCCCTCCACATAGTCATAAAATAGCCTCTGACTTCTATATAAATGAAGAAAAAAAATGCGAAAAGAAAAAGGGTTGTGAAGTCGCAATGGTTTCTGTCGATGACATTTCAAATTTAAAAAATGCATACCCAGCTTTTTTTCTTGACACCAGGACATTCTTAAACAACCTCAGTAGATTCATTTTCTAAATACGAAAGGTCAATATTAGTTAAAAATACTGACCTTTACCTTAATAAATAGCCTGATATTTCATTTGAGTATGAAAATCTATTGAGCTATATTTAATATTGATATACATCCACTAATAAACCCCTGAGCCGTCTTCATTTCTTTTCTAATTGTCCCATCAGAGCACTTACGCCTTTTAGCTATCATGCGCAGCGAAACACCAAACACATAGTGCAAAAGCACCAGTTCATACTCTTCCGGTTTATATTTTTTCAGTCGTGCCACACAGCCATCAATCATAATGCCATCATCGTCACAGCACTGAGGCCGTGATTTATTGGTGTTCGGTAAGAGGCTTTTGAACCCAGCAGCGATAGGCTGCCAATCTACCTGACTGTTATCACTGGCAGCCCAAGCTCCCCAAAGCTCTAAAAGATAATGAATATCAAGTGTTGGCTTTTGATGTTGCTGCATTGAACTGCTTTTAACCTGGTTCATAGCTTCCCCTCCTTTCTCAATGTGTCCTGTGTGCGCATAACGCCCTCGGCGTGATATAGCCGCGCAGTGTCGCCATCAATTAAACGGGTGCGCCGGTCACATTCGTCATGACATGCACTACATCCCCATGCGGCCTGTTCATCAGAGGGTTTAATTCCGGTACCGCAAGTTCCTGCCAGCCGGTAATGAGTGAGTACCACCGTTTCATTGTTGCCATTGCACACACCAGGAATGCGAATCTGGCACTCACGGCCCCTTGCCTCTTTGCGTAAATTAGCCATGATTGCCCCTAAGCTGCGTAGCTCATTAATTGGCTGGCGGCGTTCTCCGCTTCAGATGGATGACTGAATGATTTACTGAGAATGAAAGTCCATAGAACATTCAGCACTGATTTGTATAAATCGTTGAATTCCAGCTCGTCCATTTTCGCGAATGAAATAGAGCGAGGTTCGCGCAGCGTTGAGCCGTCCGGTAGTTCGAACAGATCATAATGACCAGACTCGACAGTCACCCAACGGCGAAAAGCATGGAATGATTTTGCAGTGGATAAATTAGCAGCCCGTTTACCGGCTATCAGTGCCAGATAATCATCGGCTATTTCATGAAGTACGCCCTCATTCCCCACATAGGAAACAAGTTGGCTTACATAGCCACGCAGGAATTTAAGTTCGAATGGTGATATCGCCCCGCCCTTTGGTTCCCAATATTCAAAACCAAGGTTGAGCAACGAGAAGAATTTACGATGAAACGGCGCATTACGCACACGTTTAAATTCGCCAGTGACAATAGTCCCCAGCTTGGTATTTTTAACGAAATCCTCAGCATCCGGCGTGGCCGGTACTAAGATCCCACCTGTTGATTTGGTAAAACTATACTGTGCCATTTCCGCCCCCGGATGTATGGCACAGCAGCACGACGTTTAGGTTATCGGGTGTTCAATCCGATAATTATATAATAACAGAATCAATCGAATTATTTTCAATAAGTTTTAACTGACATCAATACCAGTAATATCTTTAATTTTTTTCTTAGCAAACCCTTCTGCAAGAGATTTAGTTACTGACATTAATGTTGATAACCCCTCATCTTTAAATTCTGTTTTGATAGTCTGCCAAACTTCTTTTTGTCTTAAATCAGCGATAAAATCATGGCCTCTAGCTGTTAGTCGAAGAGGAGTTTCAACCCAGTAGTAGCTATATTCTTGTAGGCTAGAAAACAATTCATGACCGAACCCAAACTCACCGTCAACTCTTATAATCAGTCCGTTGTCATAGAGCAGGCGCATGTGGAAAATGAAGTTATTATCGTCTTTAGAAAAACCGGCACCCTCTAATTCAGATAAAATAGTATCTGGGCCGATAGTATCTTCAAACGCAATTAACAATTTCTTCAGGTACTCTTGATCTATCTTCATAATCACCTCCATATTTTTAGCATTATTATATATTTAATTTCACCCCATACTTCAAGAAGTTCAATATTGTATTTCATCAAAAAATCCGCACTCAACCTATGGATAGGTTTGACATCAATGAACTCATAAAATCATTAACCTTCCATACGTTTAATGAAAGGTTATATTTGAAAAAATAATAAGCACTATTTTAATCAATTAAATATTTTAACTTATAGCCTAAGCGTTTCCGAAGAGGCCGTTAACTCCATTTCTGCCATAAGCTTAGTCATTAAGTCTCTACCCTTAGATAATTTGTCTCCGCCGCCCATTAGATTATACAATGAATACACTATGGAATAAGCATCATCATATATATCTTGAGTAAAATCGTCGACACTAACATTACTTAATGATCTAAAACCAGGGCGAAAATTTTTCGTAACCAAAGCAGCCACTGAATATACAATATAAAATTTTATATTGTTTTTATCAGATATGCTTACATCCACCTTACCTTTCAATAGAGACTCAACATTCTTACCAATATAACCGGATATATAATATGATTTAACATCATTAGCTTTTGAGTATAATTTAGAGTATGATGAATTGTCCTCAAGCAGAGTCGAAGGTCTAGCCCTTGCAAAGTCTGGTTTTTGTAGTGTAATTGACATTACACATTGTGCCAAAAAAGCCAAACTTATTATTTCGGTAGGTTTTTTCCCTTCATTTTTATAATAATTTTTCCTTCTGTCATAGAAAAGCCCCCTAGGTTTCATGAAGTCTTCAATATCTCTATGAATAGCATCAGTTGCTCGTAAGGATGCCTTAGGTATAGGGGTTTGACTATTTGTTGCTCGAATTATTCTATCTCTACTTTCTTCATCATCAGGTACTATTACCCTTACAAGTATACCTCTACTATCCTCTTGCACTCTTTGAGTAGAAAAAAATCTATATATTTCATTTGATGTTTGAAGACCATTTACTATTTCTGGGTTGTGAATAACCAACTCTTTACCACCAGGAGCTGAAACATCACTAGCAAGAATCGTCACTCCATTATTAAGCCACCAAAAATCCTCTCTAGCACCATTCATCTCTAATGATTCTTGTATTTCTTGGTTTACATTAGTCTTACCTTGATAATCTCTTACATTAGCTTCAAATATTCTTCTTATTATGTTCCCTTCTGCATCAGTGATGAACTTATAATAATCGGGAAGCTTAACTAAAGAAATAAAAACTTTACCCTGTGAGGACAATGGGTTTTCAGCCAATTTTAGGCTAAATACTTCATTATCTCTTTTCCTGTAAATCTCTAATAAATTAGTTGCGCCTATGGTATAAAATTCAACAGACGCATCTGTTAGCTTTGATGATACATCTCTCTTCAAGTCTATAATCTGTTGTTCAACATTTGGGTGAATTTCTATACCCTTCGTAACATAATAATATTTAACATTCAATATTGGTTTTCTAGTGATAAGCTTAAAGTATATATTTCTAAATAGTTCAAATTTAGAAATGACAATATTATTATATCTCCCTCTAAAAGAATCAGGATCAAAACTTAAATCTAAAAGATTACAACTTAATCGAGAGAGTTTCATAATTGCATCCTCTCCGAATGATTTTACATTTTTACTTTGTATAAGAATCAATTCAATTGTGGGGTTTTTTTTATATTTATCTGAAATATCAATACTCTCATCAATAAGATCTCCATTAATGAATATATAAATAGCATCAACACCACCATCTAAGGACTTACCGCAAATACCACCCTCGATATCATCGTAAGTAAGATCATATTCTTTGAGTAACTGGGTACATGTATAAAATTCAAAAAAATCGTCTTCCCTTTGATAATCTGTAGAAGAAGTAAACTCTTGTTTAATAATTTGTTCAATCAAAACTTGATCGTTAGTACTCATCCCTCACCTCTTCGTGCTTATTTTATATATATATTAGTGTAATTAATGATTAACTTAAATTTATATTTGTCTTTTTCGTGATACACCTCAATTTGAGGTGTATCTACCGCACAGGGACATCTTCCAGATTGGCCTCAAAGTGACCGAATCTCACTCGAGGCTCCACGTGATTTATTGCTGTTTCGATTAATTTAAGCAACGCCGTATCATTTCTGTTCGGCGCCTCTATTTGACTGTTCGTCAAAGTATTCTAGATTTGACTCAGCAGCTTCCGCCCGATGCTGCCGCTCCAAACACTCCCGCTCGTAGTGCTTTGCTGTGCGCCGGTTCTTATTAGCTGAGGCAACCAGCTCCGCTATGCGGTCAGCGATGCCATTTAGTACCTCACTTTCACGTGGCTCCACTCTCTCCGCAGCTGAACGAATTGCAGCAATCATGCCATCGGTTGATATATTCATTTGGTCTCGCCTCTGTGGTCTCTACGGTCACGATAGTAATTTAAGCGCTCTTTAAAAAACTCTCGGTAATGCACCGGTACCCGTTCAATCGCTTCAAGTACATGAGCGCGGTTGGTCCTGCGCTCGTACAGGTTTTTGATTAAGCCGCTGGCTCTCAAATCAAGATTTAGCTTTTCTTGGTATTCCTGAGGCCAAAGGCAAATATTGTACGGGAGTCCGGGCGGGAGATAATCCGATTGCCCGGGCATGGTATTAGCTCCCCATGCCTACAGTTCTCATCAGTTGATTTATTCGGGATACTCGCAAGCAGTACGCCAGTTCCTTTTCATCAAATGGCATTCTGGCGGGTTTTATTCTGGGTTCGCTCTTATTGCGTTTTACCTGGGAATCAGAGAATCGGAAAAAATCCTCTGAGATACTGTTGAGGGTGTATTGCGTCTTACGGCCATTGCGGCGGGTAATATCTGCATGAGGTGATCGACGAACCATGCCCTGCACACGGTAGCGCAGAACACTAATCGGCATTTCAGCATGGGGGAATTTTAAAGTAATAGCCTCAATGATCTGGCTGTAGTTCATGCTTTGGCCCAGCATAACCGTTGCCAGTTCACGGGTGGTTAGTTCACGTTTTTTCATGGTCTTGCCTCTTTGGGTTAGTTCGAGCGCTGGTCAGGCGCAATGTCATTAAAATGCGTCGTGAGTGGTTCCTTTGCTATATCTCTTATCTTTGTCCTGCCCTATCTGAACAAGCCTTGCTGCGTCTTGAACACTAATGTTCTTGATGTAGCCATTTATCATCTGTGCATGAGCAGTACCACTCGGCCCCTCTCGATTTAAGCGCAAAATAATCTCCATGAGGCTTGCGTCAGCATTTTTGTTATAAACAGCATCACGGTATAAACCTATCCAGATGTCACAATCCTGCTCTATCTGCCCGGTATCTTTACTGTCAGCTGGCCATGGGCGCTTATCGGAACGTTCTTCTAATTTTCGGTTAAGCTGAGTAAGCAAGAGAACAACACAGTTCAACTCCTTAGCTAAATTTTTTAGTCCGGTCGTAATATCGCCATAAGCAATATCGCGGCGTTCGGCAGCTTCCGCTTTCATCAAAGTAAGGTAGTCAACAGCAACCAGTCCCACATCCCCGCGCTGACGCTTTACCTTACGGCACTCCGCAACGATGTGAGCCAGAGTTACCCCCGGCGTGCTGTCAATCATCAGGTTTGATTCTGCCAGCTCTCCCGCTTTTGCCATTGCGCGGGCCATATCACCATCATCACTGGCACCGATATAAAAAATATCCGAACTTACACCAGCTTCCTGGGAAACCATCCGTTCTATGATCCCCCTGTCGGTCATTTCCAGGCTAAAAACAAGTGTTGGTAATCGGTGATTAAGCGCAAAATGAGTGGCAATCTTGTTGTAGGCCGCAGTCTTACCCATCTTTGGTCGCGCACCAATGACGACTAATGCGCCCCTGAGTACCTGTTTGGGAGCCATCAATCTATCCAGACTCTCAATTCCCAACGTTAAGCCAGCCGTACCATCAGGATCGCTGAAGCGCCGATCAACATCATCAACCCACTCACTAATAACCTCATTTGCAGTCCGCAGCCCGCCCCGCTTGCCTGTTTTGGCATGGTCAGTAACAGCGGTAATCATTTGCTGAACGCTAGCCAGTTTGGCTTCGGTGTCTATACCGTTGTTTGCCCCGACTAATTCAATGCATTGGTAAAGTTTCTCAAGGGTATAACGCAGGATCGCTTTTTCACGAACGATGTGGGCATAAGCGATAATATTCGCAACACTGGGGATACGGCCTATCCCGCCTAAATAACCGAAACCACCCACTTGCTCGAGTAAATTTTTCGCCTCTAAAGCATCACTTAACGTAATTAAATCCGTTGGCTTATGTGCTTTGAGTAATGCCAATATTTCACGATAAATTTGTTGATGTGGACGGCTATAGAATGATTCAGGCTTAACCAAACTAATCACTGCTTGAGTCCGATCCTCGTCCGTGTTAAGCATTAACCCGCCTAAGACAGCCTGTTCAGCTTCAAGATGGTGCGGTGGCAATGTAAAATTATTGGTCATTTGCACGTTCCTCTTTGACCGAAACGTAGCATCGCTCTGTCATCAGATAGTCCAGATTTTTTCTTTTCCAGAAACCACCTCTACCGTTTGGACGATCCTCCAACATCCACCGGCAATGGATACCGATGTATTTCAAATAAGCCTCCCAGCGTTCCTCATTGAATTTGAATTTCTTCCAGAAGTTACGGAGTGTCTTTTTGCGGGTATCAGTCAGGATTTTCACCTCGGGCATTTCAGGCAAAATCTTGTGGTATGCATCGAGGACAGATTGGTATTCCATCCGTTCAGAATTAACGATTATTTGTGTGTCGTCAGGCACTGACGTACCAACACCGTTAGGTGTATTACTCTCTGTTGTATTCTCTGTAGTATTCTCTTGTAACATTTGGTCATTCTGACTAGATGGGATCTGGTCAGAATGACTTGTTCCCAATGGGTCATTTTGACCAGATGCATTTGTAGAATTAAGCAGCTCCAATTGGTCATAATTTATCGAATACCACTTAGTGCGATTATAGGGATCATTGAGCAAAATTTTATGTAACTGACCAACTGAAATTAGTTTCATTTCCAGCAGGTTTGCCAATGTGCGTTTGATCGTACTATCAGACCAAAAGCCTAATTCATCGGCCCATTCAGCAGCCGATTTATAAAACCACCTCCGGCTTTCATGTCGGTGATCTGACCGACATAGCCAATAATGAATCTGCTGAACGAGTATGGCTTCATTGAGGCCAATCTCTTTTGCAAGCGAGGGTAATACTTGCAACGGAGGTTCATTAATTAACAGCTTGGCACTATTCATAATCAGATCCCCAGCGCTTGTGCTATTTGCCGACAGGCAGACTGATAATCGTCAGCGGATAGGTTCATCAGGCGCAGGTCTACTTTCTTCCGCTCATACTGTTCCCACACGCTATATACAGCGACCTGACGCCCTGCAAAAATTGGCGCTATGTCAGCCATGCTTGCCGGTTGCCCGTTTAGCCGGAACCCGTTGCAGTAGGTAATTTTGTCGATAGATGTAAGCATTGGTCTTGCCTCTGTTTTATACGGTGGTCAGCCGGTGGTGCTGTGGTCTGATTGCGTGAAGTGCCGCAACAGCACCCGATATTCTTTGTGACATGTCACAGCCATCTAATAGAACCGCGCTAATTGCTGCGGCAAACTCTCGGCTAGCAATCGAAACCAAATAATTTACGGTCTCGCCATTCACTCTGGCCCGCCGTTCTGCCGGGAGCGCCGCTTTAAGTACCGGTGATAATTCCAAGACCTTGCGCATTGATGCTTTTGAATCCCCGCGCAGCCAACGAAATAACTGCTGCCGGTTGTTGTTGATAGATTTCCAATCAGCGCCGCCCTGCCCGTTTTCAATGGGAGTAAGACGAACCGAACCGGTGTTGATATTGAGCAAGAAAAACATTCTGCTGATCTCGATAGCTACATGCTCCTGCCCCCGTTCTGCGGCCCACGCCTGAACTTCGGCTTTAAGGGCTTTAATTTCTTGTTCCACGTTGCGTCTCCTGTCGCAGAAAATTGATTATTGATAATCAGATTTGTGTGTGGGATTTGACTAAGCTGCACTTTGATACATAGCGGGGTCATATTTCAGTTCGCCATGAGTAATGCGTTCAATCCTCATTGCCTGTTTCTCAGGGATAATTGCCCCCCAACGACAAACCGCTGGATGCTTTATGCCTAAGGCTGTGGCGGTATTCACTACACCTCCAAAAAACTTGACGACATCTTTCTTGTTCATAAGAACTCCTTGTTGAACTCAGATTGAAAAGGTAACAAAAGGTACATAACAATGCAAACACTTTTCACCTCGCTATGGCGTAACATTGGTTACATGAAAACTGAAATGAATGACCGCATCCGTCTTCGCAGACTGCAGCTAGATCTCACGCAAGTCCAATTAGCCAAAGCTATTGGGGTGAGCCGTGTATCAGTGACAAAATGGGAGTCAGGAATAACTAAACCAGATGGAGAGAATCTTCACCGACTGGCGCAAATACTTTCATGCACGCCAGAGTGGTTACTCTATGGTACCGGGGATTTACGTCAGGTTGACGATACAAAAATTAAGCCCCTAGTCGCTGTACCTAATGCCATACCTGTTATCTCATCAGTTCAAGCCGGTGCCTGGACAGAAACCTATTCCGCAGCCCGTATTTCTGATGTTCTTAGATGGTGTAACACCACCGTGAAAGTTTCTGAAAACGCATTTGGTTTAGATGTTCGGGGTGAGTCAATGACCAACCCCAACGGTTCGCCCTCAATTCCCGAGGGTTCAACTGTTATCGTGGAGCCTAATTATGGTTCTATTGATGATTTATACGGCAAGATAGTTGTTGCCGTAATTGATGGTAGTTCCGAAGCCACCATTAAAAAGTTAGTTGTTGATGGCCCTAATAAATACCTAATGCCCCTAAATCCAAATTTCAAACCCATCGAAATCAACGGCAATTGCCGGATTCTCGGTAGAGTTGTGCAGGTCACCCAAGACCTGTAATCAATAGCCCATCCCCCTGATGGGCTTTTTTACGCCCCTAAATGTAACTATTGGAACATTTCCTTATTGACACGAAAGGTAACTATAGGTACATTTATTCCATCAACACGGCACAGCAGCCGATGCGGACAGGCAGGACGCCCACGAAGTAGCTGCCGGTGGCATACGAAACACCGGATGATTCGCAATTTAGGTTTAGTACGTTCTGGCAGCTGGGAAGACAGCACCGAATTACAGACGTAAAAAAACCCACCTAAGTGGGCTTCTTTACCCCGGGTCACCGACCAAAGTTAACCGGGAATTGCTAACGGGGACCAACCCGTTAACAGAGGCAAGACCAACGGCTTACGCCATTAATCTTAAAGTAAGTATATCAGGAGTTGCTATGACAGCACTACAGATAACCACCACGCTCTATATTCATGCTAATCCGCATTCAGCATTGAATGATAACCGCTTTATTGTATGTACATGTGACATGTCACAATCATCGCCAGAATATGCGTTACTCGAAACCCGCGAAATCACTCTGGCGTTCGACGAACCCGATCCATTTGAAATCATCAGTAAGCAGGTTGATTCACTACGCGCTCAAAAAGAGCGGCTTGCCGCTGAATCATATCGGCATCAGTTACTAATTGATGATCAGATTCAGGCATTGCTATGCATCGAGCATGCAACTCCATCGAACATATCTGACGATACCGAAATTCCTTTTTAATTAGCTATACATCAAAGACCAAGATCCGTTTAAAAACCAAAGAGGCAAGACCAACATGACGGTATTTATTTGTTTATTTGAGCCGAAAAAAGCGGCTCTCAAAAATGGGGCTATACCACTGGTTATAGCGCTGGAAGCCATAAATAAAAAAATGGCCTCCGCACTGGCTATCGGTAAATTGTGGGAAGCCTACCCCGCTGCCGGTGATAACTTTGCTGATCCGAAAATCTGTGAGGATTCAGTTGGGCAACCGCGCCCCGCTGTTGGTGAGTTCGATGAGCAGTTCGCCCAGGATAATACCTTTGATGGCAAATTATGGACGCCTAATGCGGTACCGTTGCCTGATGATGATGAGGGTGAAGATAACGATGCAAGCGAGGATATTGCTACAACTCCGGTAGACTTCAACAAACTGGGTATTGGTGCCAAAGTTGGCAGCGCAATATTGTATGGTGCGCGTGACATTGATTCACATGAACTATCACTCGTATATGACTTAATTAATGATGACAATCCCGAACCAGAAATATATTCGATATACATGGCGCTCACATGTATTCCAGCAATTGGCGCAATGTATCCGCAATCAATTAAGAATCTTATTGATGCGATAAATAAGAAATTCCCCAAAATACCTGGATTCAGGGAAATACGTAACTTTGCTGAAAAATGGGTTAATGAACCCAGCAATCGTGACGAATTAACCGGTACTAAAAAAGTTACTCGCATTGACACACCGGCCCCAGATGCACCAATTAAACGTAGCTTTGACCACACCTATAAAACGCTTGACCTCGAAGTCGCCCTCGCCTTGGTGCCTGCTGATTTCAACTGCTGGGAAATCCACTCAGCAGAAATGAAGCAAGCCAAAGAGTTGATGGACAGCAGTGATGATGCATGGCGCAAATGGTCTACCGAATTGCGTGTTCGCAACAATGTGTTATCTATTCCACGTGAAACCATCTTTGAAGTGATCCGCGCTGGTAAAAAGCAAGCTATCTTCCTGACCGATGCTGCAGCACGAAAGGAATTTATCACTCAGTGTTTAGCCGTTAAAAGCCCACAACCCGCAGTAACCAATCTGGGTGATGGCAAGTTCTCTATTGACGGTCTTGTCGGTGGTGAAACACAACCAGCGGCAAACAGTGAAACAAAACTGGCTCTGGTTACCAACTCTGAGCCAGAAACTGAAACAAAATCACCAATTGGTGCAACAGAACAGGAAAATCCCGCACAGGAACCTATCACCGATAATGCCGCTCAACAGGCTAAAGAAACCTTGGATCAGTTGGGTTACAGCGTTTATGCCTCAGATGGTGAGACGTTGGCTCAGCTCCCAGAAACTATGCAGCATGGTGAAGAGGTTGTGTCCGAGAGCAATGCTGATGAGTTTCAGCAGCGGGCCGTCATCATTGAAGAGGATATCTCTGCCCAGCCACAAGATGTTCAGGACAACATGAATCTGTGGCGCTCGGTGCAAAGAACCGATGAACGCTTTACCAAAGCATTCTCAAATAACGGTGGTGGCACGTCGATCAACGGCACCTACATGGTTATGCAAGCGACAAAATTACTTGGGCCTCAAGGTATCAACTGGCGAGTAGAAATTTTAGAAGAGCGCTTTGATAACGGCGCACCTATTATGCGGTCAGTTAAAGGTGCTGATGGGAATTATATTAAAGAAGTTATCCCCAATGGCTCTGGTGGCTATCTGACTGAGATAAATCATGTCATTAAGATACGTTTGATCTATACCCTGCGTGGTGAGCGCGGTGAAATACCTGCATATGGTTGTACCCCATATATCTACAACACCAAAAACGGCCTCACCTGTGATAGCGAAGTCACCAAGAAATCGCTAACGGATGCGACTAAAAAAGCACTTTCACAACTCGGTTTCTCTGCCGATGTATTCCTCGGTCTTTTTGATGATCTCGGATATCGCACTGATAACGCCGCTGAATTCGCTATCAAAAATGCCAGCGAAAAAGCCGGTGACTCCGTTCGCCTGCGCAAAGAACTGGATGAGAAGTTAACCAAAGTCGGCAATACCATTTCTAATGCTGTCACTACCAATGAAGTGAGCAAGATATACGGCACTATTGCGCGCGAAGTGGATGTACATCGCAAAGATGCCGAAGCCAAAGCCGATCACGAACACGCCAATTACCTCAAAACCCGCCTGCTTGCGTTACACCGCTTAACTGAAAAACGGGTTACCGAACTCACCGCACAGGAGCCGACATTATGAGTAATACAGCAATCGCATTAGCCGCAGACCTTTTCAAACTGCAACAGCTGGTTGAGTCCTCTGATGAGCTCACGCCAGAAATGATCGCCGACACGCTAGAGGGACTAGAGGGTGCTCTGGGAGATAAGCTGGATGCCACCTATGTCTTTGTTCGCAACCTTGAGGGCCAAGCTAAGACCTGTGATGAAGAAGCGAAACGTCTAGCTGACCGTAAGCGGTCATTCGAGAATCGGGCCAAATCGATCAAACAGTACGTCCTTAACTGCTTATTGGCCGCAGATAAGAACACACTCAAAACGCCGTATAACACATTCACCGCGCGAAAAGGTGTGGCCAGTGTGGTGATCGACAATGAGGACTTATTGCCAAGTGAATTAGTGACAGTGCAAACCATCGTTGCACCGGATAAAAAAGCCATCAAGGAAGCTATAGAAAATGGCGTTGATGTTAAAGGTGCACATATCGAAATAGGTAGCCGTAGCCTGCAAGTTCGATAATTTATTTGGCCCCGGACCAACGGGACATTATTGAGGCAAGACCAATGCTAAGAAAGACACAAAAACGGCACGAACTGGCCTATATAACACTTCCAGACGGAAGAACGGGAACCATCCACACCGATCGCCGTTGTGATGTTCATTACGATTTTCCTGTAGATATTCGTATCAGCAGTACTCCACCAGAACCAATCACTAAACAAGAGTTTAGCCAATGATCCGCGCTCAACTGGCTGTATTTTTTATTACGGCAGGAGCTGGCTTGATTTTCATCTATGGGGCTCAGATTAGTGCAGTATCAGCCCTTTCATTCGGTAGCGGTTTAGCTATCGGTTGCTGGAGGCATAAAAAGATACCAACCAAAAGTTGATTTTGCTTAATCAGAAATAATGAAACCATCCCGCTAGCATGGTGAGAAACCAATACCAGGGAAATCACCATGCAGCAATGGCAACCAGGCAAACGCCTATTAACCGACTTCGATATTAAGATCGGGAAATTATCAGCCAGCGTACGAAAACAGCAACTCACCGACCAAGATATACAGCGGGCCTGTTCTGAGACCGACAGAGCAATCTCCCTAATGATACAGGGGCAAGACCATGAGAAACGACCACGACATAATCACGAAAGAGGAGATGATTGAGTTGACCGGTCATCACTATAAAACCAAACAATGCGAATCTTTGCACCGCTCTGGGATCTTTTTTATCCTACGTCCGGATGGACATCCGAAAACAACTTGGGGCCATTTTTTAAACCCAATCAGTTTGCGCGGTAAGCCGCTGGAGCCGGAAAAAGAAGAACCCAATTTTGAGGCGATGAACAGTGGCCGGTAAGCGTAAGAACGCGGCCGATAATTGGATGCCTACCAGAGTATTCCGTGGCCCCAGCGCATATAACTTCAAGCACCCGGACGGGCGCACGATAAGACTGTGTGCACTTGACGCAACACAAGCAGAAGTTTGGGTGCATTATGAGAAATTCATTAATGAGAAAAAAGACAAATCAACGCTAAATACATTAGTTGAATCCTTTTTCCGGTCTGTTGATTTCATTGATTTAGCAACCGAGACACAAAAGGACTATCGGAAATATGCCACAAAGTTATTACCAGTTTTCGGTGATATGCATCCCAACAATATAAAACCTGAACATGTCAGAAAATATATGGATAAAAGAGGGTTAAGTAGCCGGACGCAAGCGAACAGGGAAAAAACATTTATGTCTCGCGCTTATCGTTGGGGGTATGAGCGGGGATTTGTAAAGGGAAATCCATGCAAGGGGGTTAAGCAATTTAAAGAGGAATCAAGGGAACGCTATATTACAGATGAAGAATATAACGCCTTATACCAAGCCGCACCCGACATTGTTCGAGTAGCAATGGAAATAGCGTATCTATGTCTTGCAAGACAAGCTGATGTGCTTTCATTACGCAAGGATCAACTCAGAGAGCCAGGGATATACATCAGGCAGGGTAAAACAGGGGCAAAACAAATAAAGGAGTGGTCATTACGATTGCGCGACGCTATCACTCTGGCAGAGTCCCTGCCCTTACAGACAGGTATCAGCAGTGTATACATCATCCGACAAAGAACAGGACTAAGGTATACACGCGACGGTTTTAATAGCCGATGGCGTAAAGCCAAAGAAACGGCAAAAGAGGCTCACCCGGAATTAGATTTTAATTTCACATTCCATGATCTGAAAGCTAAGGGTGTTTCTGATCTTGAGGGTTCGCTCAGTGAGAAACAGGCAATATCCGGGCATAAAAGCATGGGACAAACGGCACGGTATGATAGGAAAGTAAAAATTGTTCCGGTAGTGGGTAATCAGAAGAAGTGATTTTTTATGCGTTAGTTTAATTTTATGTTCCTAAATCATCTTCCTACATGTGATTTCAGGCACAAAAAAACCGCCTCTCGGCGGTTAACGACATACTCATACTACTTTGTTTTACTTAGATTTGTTTCCATGGTGCCCGGGGCGGGACTTGAACCCGCACAGCCATAAGCCGAGGGATTTTAAATCCCTTGTGTCTACCGATTTCACCACCCGGGCTCTGGAAAACTGGAGGCGCGTCCCGGAGTCGAACCGAGGTAGACGGATTTGCAATCCGTAGCATGGCCACTCTGCCAACGCGCCTTATTCTTCTTTGCCTTACTGCCGAGGTTCGCTATTGCCAACCTACTAATTTGGAGCGGGAAACGAGACTCGAACTCGCGACCCCGACCTTGGCAAGGTCGTGCTCTACCAACTGAGCTATTCCCGCAACATCAGAACTTACTGATTCTTTTGCTATCTTTCGGCGTTTGTTGCTGCCGTCTGATGCGATGCATTCTACTTACCTGACGCAATGAGTCAATAAAATTATCTGACTAATGTGTTCGTTTGCTGCTTTTTGCGGCGCTTCGATCAAGGTTCGAGCAAATCTTTCCACGCAGCGTTTAAATATTGGAACATTGACCAGAAAGTAAGCACTGCTGCGATATAGAGTAAAACAAAACTTGCCAGCTCTATATTAGGGTCTGGACGCCAAAGTAACCCGACCAATGAACCCATTTGGGCCGTGGTTTTAACTTTGCCAATCCATGAAACCG